GGCTCGCTCACTTCTGCTTGGTTCATAGCAATGTGCTTTAACTGCTCGCATCCTCGACCTTCGACAGTCTTCTTAATGATTGTCTTGAAAACATTTTCAGTATTCTCGGCGTAGGCTTCGTAAAGAGCATCAGTACCCAAGTCGGCCTTAATAACTGGCTTCGCTAGAACCCCTAGCTTGGATGTAAAGTCTTCTAGCGCAATAGGTTCTGGCATAGACACACCAAGGAAATCTACTGGTAGCGGTGGCTCTTCTTTGTAGTTCTTTGAACCCGGCATACGTAGTACACGCACAACGTCAGCAGTAACCGCAGGGTCAGCAAGCAAGCCGTTCTCAGAACAACATCGCTTTAGTCTGCCGGCTTCTACAAGCCACTGCTCCGCCGAAACTGCTTCGGTAAGAGGCCAATATACATGTACGCCTCGACCACTGTTAATCATTAGGGGTTTAGGTAGCGACAGCTTCTTACAGAAATCACGTACTGCAGATACCGCGGCTTCTTTGGTAGGGTATTCGTATGTTGGTCCACAATCCAAGTCGAGGAAGAAAGACTTCAACTCGTGTGCGTTCGCGCCTTTGCGTCCCGCATCTTTGGTCGTTTCTTTAAATGTACTCAAAGCGAAGTATGTGTTCATCCCGTCTGCTATAAACTTACGTGTAGCTCTTTCTGTGTCTTCAATAGTATCGTAAAACTTTTGTATGCGTACGTTACCTTTAACGGCGAACACGCAATAGTGCCCTGACTCGCTGAGTAATCCTTTTAAAAAATCTAAGTTGTTCATTGTTACTGCTCCAAAAATATGTCGCGGCGGGCTCTCGAAAGGGTAACAAACCCGCCGCAACTGCCTATCGTTAAACTAGGTTACTGACCCCTCAGTCGTCCCAGTTGTCTACGATAGACGCAAGATCAACCTCGCTAGCAGAGGGAGCAGATACCTCTTTCTTCTTGGCGACCTTTACTGGTTCGGGCATTTCATCTACTTCAGCAGGAGCAGAGTCAGCCACATCCCCGAATATGACAGATGGATCATCTTCATCGAGAGAAAAACCATCTTGTGTATCAAACGGAGAATGTTGTTTCTTATCCGCTAATGTTATAACCTGCACAGCCTTTAGCCGTAAAGATACGCCATGAGTAGACATGCTGTACGGTACAAGAGTTAACCCCATGTTTACAATACTGCCGTGTGTGAGTTCAAAGTCAGAAGGTAATTTTCTATTCTTTGCGTCCACTTGTAGAGGTTTTTCGGTAATAACACCGGAATACTGACCCTTTAGTTGGGCCGCGCCGATATACTTACCGTCTGTGTCTTTCTCAAACACTTCCGCAGGCTTCGGCATATCAGGCCAATTTGGTTCCGCCGCTTCTTTGTATGCAGATGCCATAGCATCATACAATTCTTTAGCTTGTGCAGTGTTCATACGAAACTTTGTCTCATACTTTGCATTTTCTTCGGTAGGGCCACAAGGCACTGTCTTCCCTTTAGGGGGAACACTCCTATCAAATCTGTATGTTTGATTAAGACGTGGGTAGTGGGCTTCGACACCCTTGATTAGTTGTAGTTGTTTGGCTGATGCCATTAGTATTCTCCTTTGTTATATTCAAAACCGTTTACTTCTGTAAACGGAGAGTTGTCCCTTGCGGTTTCTAATTGAACCGACACGGTCTGTAAGGTAGCTATGCTTGCCGCACAGCTACTTTTCTGTTCAAGCGCCTTCTTGAGTTCTTGTTCGTTAAGCGCACGAACAGCCTTAAAAAACAGTTTAGGTGTCACAGACTTTTCATCAAAATGTACCTGTGTAACCACCGATATTGATGAAGTTTTGTGTCTGTGTAAGTACTTAGCGTATCCCTGCATAGACCTATCACCTTTCTGGTCTTTACCAAAAATAGACGTAGCAGGGATACGCATCTGATAAACTGTATTCATCTGTCCTTCCAATACGACAGCTAGACGTTGCGAGTACCTACAAGCTCGACCTCCGCCGATGCTTGAACCTTTGATGTTTTGTCGACAGTCCATACAGCGGTTAGCTTGCTTTCGGCCTATCGGAACATCCTTAGATGGTCTTTGCGTATCTGGCGACCAACATGTCGGGGCAGAGGGGCTTGCTGGATTGTACGCATCTTCATAGTAAGTACGAGCCAGCTTTGCGGCGTTCACTATAACTAAATTTAAAGGACCATCACTTGCGCTGACGTGCTCGCCGCCAATGGAGTAGTGGAAACGTCCACCACGGAGGCTAATCCGATTAGGACTACCACCACTCCCGAAAGTTAATAGGTCTACCATCAACTACTCTCCTTTTGTTTTTGAGGCTTCTTTATGAGCCTTATTGGTTTCAGAAGCTAGTGCCGCTTCTACTTCGTCGAGCCGAAACCGATAAACATCGTTGACTCGTATGTAGGTACTAGCAGGGATTTTACCTGTGTATATCCACTTGCGAACTGTAGATAGGGACACTTGAAAGTAATCCACTACCTTGTTTATATTTACGTATGGTGATTCGATGTCACTCATTTTTTCCTCACAGAGATTGCGTACTCAGAATCTACATTAAGGCCTGCCGGAACTAGGTCAGGGTTTTCCTCAATGAACTGGCGTACATGGGTTTGGTTTAAACGCTTCTCGAAAAACTCAGGGAGTTCATTATCCATGATAAACTTGTGCATGGACTCCCAGTCGCTCGTCCAATATCGTTGCTTCACAGTGCGATAGAACAAACCCGAAGCAGTGCGTACACTGTCGACTTCGTGTTCTTTGCAATATTCCAACAAAGCAAGTTTTACCTTGTCTTGTTGTTCACGGAGCTTACCCTCTTCCTCTTTGTATTTGGAAGATAGCTCCGAACGTTTGTCGCGTATCTTAGTGTACGCCTTAACTAACTTGTCTACCGACACAGCCATATTGTTCTCCGTTTTATACTTGTCTTACCGTCATATACGATCGTATGGTAGTTAGTCAAGCACTTCTTTGTACAAATCTATCATAGCCGTGTGTATGTTTATGCGCTCGTCTAGCATGCGGTAAATACGTTTTTCTGCGGCAGACCCCGCCAACTGAATTACAGTACACTTGTGCGTCTGACCTGCACGGTGAATACGTGCGTTAGCTTGTAGGTAAGTTTCTAGCGAAGAAGTCGGTCCCCACCACACGATTGTGTTCGCCGCGGTCAGGGTCACACCATGCGCGGCAGACTGAGGCTGTATTACTAGCACTCTGGGATCGGCTTCGTTCTGGAACCGTGCAAATATCTCTGTGCGTTTAGCCGCAGGGACGTCTCCTCGTATAACTTCTGTCGTAATACCGTCTTTGCGTAGTTTGTTCGTGAGCATGTCAATCGTATGACGGAACGGCACGAACACCAACACTTTCTGACTGCTCTCGTCGATGGTTTCCCTCAACGCTTGGTATCGGCTCTTGATGTCAAACTCTATCGAATCTCCATCGTCAGTATAAACTGCACCCGCGCTGATCTGTAAGAGCTTGTTCATGTTGATCGCGGCGTTGGCCGAAGTCACAGACTCACCTGCTACCTGCATTAGCATTTGTTTGCGTAGTGTTTCGTAATACTTCTTCTGCTGTGGGGTCATTTCTACAAAGCGTTTGGTATATATTATGTCTGGCAGGTCAAGGCACTCGTCTTTGGTAAACCTGATTGCAGGTTGCAGTACGTGGTGTACCGAATCTTTAGCAGTCTCTTTCGGTTTGTAAGTGAACTGCGTGACTTTGTGCATCACCATATCTCTCCATGCGCCGAAGAACCTCGGTACGGAAAGTGGGTTGACCAATTTGGCTAGGCCGTAAGCATCGACGGGGCTTTGCGCGGCGGGTGTACCTGTCATCATCCATAACCAATCGTCTTCCTTGATTAGTTTATTTAACGTCTTCCACCGCTTTGTCTGCGCGTTCTTGTAGTGTGTAGCTTCATCAACGATAAACAGATCAAATCCGCCCGCCGCAATCTCGTCCCTAACAACTTCAACGCCATCGTAGTTAATGATAACAAACTCAGCACCACTGTTTATGATCTTCTTACGTTTCTCTTTGCCCCCGTGCGCTACATCTACTGTGCGATGCATAGCAAAAGAGAATAAATCGTTGCGCCATGCGCTGTCCATAATCGACAAAGGACATACAACAAGCACACGTTTAACTTTGCCTTGGGTCATAAGATAGTCCGCCGCCCATATGGCTGATGCAGTTTTACCTGTACCCTGCTCGTTAAAGCAAAAGGATTTCTTGTTCAGCGTCATAAAAGACGCAGTGTCTTTTTGGTGGTCGAATGGCGTGTATTGCCCCGGCCAACTGTACCGTTTTGTAATCGGTGATGGTGCGAATATGTTTAACGAACGCAGGGATAGAACTTCATCTAACCCCCACTTTACGACAACCTTGTTCATAGGTAGCTCCTTGCTGTTGGGGATAACTGTTGTTATTTGCTTTGGGTTACGTACCCGTAGCATTATTGCTTTGTCCCTCAAAATTTCCATGTTGTTCTCCGTGGTAGTGAGTAACTACCTTTTTTTCTTGGGGCTGCTCATAGCACCACCCGCAGCTCGATTTTTCTTACGGCTCTGGACTTTGTACCCGTCCTTGTTAGTGCCGCCTTTACTTAGTGCCTTCTTGTGAGCGATATCTTTACCTTCTCGCTTGTCGGCTTTGCCGTTCTTATTGGCATCTTTGCCGTTCTTATCCATCGTACGTCTGGCGCGTTGTCGCTCCATACGAGCTTCGTGTTCTCCTCTTGCTTTCTGCTGTTGATATTCTTTTTTATATGGGCGGGGTTTATTCACGTATGGCATTAGTTTGCTCCATTATGGGGACACTCAACTACTTGACAGTGTCGTTTACACAGACCAGATGGCTTTGGATTCCAAACATCCACCTCGAACGCTTTCTCCATCCTAGCATAGTTTGCTAACCATTTCCCCCATAGAAGTTGCTGTAAGTCTATTTCGTACTCAGCTTTTACAAGGTTCTTGGCGATAACGAATAACAGCCCTGCCTTTAGCTTGATAACTTCTGGGTAATGTTTAAAGATTGTTAACGCCATCAACTCCAACTGACCTTTGTCGGCATACTTCGCCGATTTGCCTGTCTTGTAGTCAATGATCCAACCCACCCCAGTTTGTTTGTCTATGATCGCAAGATCAACAATGCCTCGAAACCATACATCTTTTGCAAAGAAACTGCAGGGTTCTAGGTCAGCAGTCAAGCCTAACTTCTGCTCTACTATCTTATTGCCTTTTTTGTCGTTAAGGGAATCCAACGTAGGTTTTATAAAGTCGAACTTGGCGGGTACAGGAGTACCTTTACCTATGTAATCCTCACATGCCTTGTGGAACTCAGTGCCGTAGCGCATAGCCTCAGTTTCTCTGAACGGGTACTGCTTGAGTACTTTCTCATGGTAGAACTGTTTGGGGCATTGCTCAAATGCTTTGATCCGACTAAACGACCACGGCGCGGCTTTACTCATTGGACAATATGTTCCCCTGCTACACCCTTTTCTTTTAGCTTATCGGCTACCATCTTCGCGCCTAGATTATAACCCATATAAATACCCTGCGAGAACACCGAATACGCAACCTTTGCGAACTCGTCGCGCCCTATCGTAGCATAATCCTCCGGCGCATTTTTCTGTATCGCGTCCAAAGCGAGCATAAATTGCTCCATGCACAGCGCGTCAAATTGTTCTTCCGTCATTTCCAGTCTCCTATTTAAATGTACATTTGTTTAGTTCGTCGGCTTTACTCATTCCTGCACTTCCTCGACTACATGTAAGAACTTTATACTTGGTGCGTCTTTACGTAGGGCATGATAATCCAGCTGTACCTTTGCTGAATTTATCATCTTACCTGCTAGATTTGCCATTTCAGAAGCGTCTTTGGAATCTATCGTCCCATCTGAAAGCCCTTTAAAGGCTTTAGCAAGAGCGTCCCTTACTTCTACAACATTTTTCATACGTTATTCTCCTTTATAAATCTTTTTATTCTTATAACTTCTCGATGAACGTCAACTATTTCTTGGGGGAACTCTGACATTTTTAACTTGGATCGCATACTCAAGATTCTGCGTATATACTTATCTTCCAGACCATCACTGCTACGTTGGTCTGCTTGTTTCGTCCATATGTTCCTGCAAGGCTTACAACCTGCAGAAATCCCCTTATTTTCTTTTTTGTTTTTGTGGAAATTATCATATGTTTTATATTTAGAACACGTAGGGCAACGCTTATGTTCAACCCCTGCGATTAATTTATACACGTCTAAAGATTTAGGGCGCTCCACACCATGAATCCTAAAGTAACCTCGTTCATTCCTGCATGCTTTACAAAAAGCGTCAACCTCGTAACGGCAACTCTTATCCCTTACCAACTGGTTTAGAGGTTTATGTTCTAAACATACGCGGCACTTTCTAGTTTTCATTCACAATCTCCGTACGACTTGCCAGTACCACTTTCGCAATCGACAGGAAGGCCCTCTGCCCAGTCTGGTGTCCATCTCATACATGTCTCCACGTACGCTTGTGCTTCAGCGACTTCTTCGTCGGGTACACAACATGCAATCGAATCGTGTACCGTTAGTACTACATTGTGTTTCTTATTAATTAGTAGCATCTGCTCGCCTATTATGCAACGTGCTATAGCCTGACACACGTTCTCGATAACCTTACCACCATATATCCGTGTTCGGCCTCGACGTATTTTGTATGTATACTCGAACCCTTTCTCAGATTGCTCCCCATGTAAATCAGGATAAAATATCTTTAATCCGTTAGGTATTATAAGGGCTTGGTTCTCAGGGTCTACTCCAATGATACCCTTCTTTCCGAACTGCACAGCGCGGTTGTTAGCCAACTGCTTGACCATATAGTTAGCGTCTTTCCACACCTTACTAATCTTGAAGTTAGCCTCTCGGTATATATTGATAACGCGCCGCGCCTCGTCCAACTCGATGTCGAACCCGTATTGTTTTAGTTGCGCTTGGAACTTCTCTGCTCCCATGCCGTAGCCCGCACCTAGAATTGTAGTCTTACCCACAAACCTTTGATCTTTAGTTACGTTCTCTACAGCCACGTTGTAGATGCTAGACGCCATGTACTTATACACGTCCTCACCCTTGGAGAACTGGTCTACTAAATCATTCTGTCCCGCGAACCACGCGAGTACCCGTGCCTCGATTTGGGAAGAGTCGGCTTCGACAACTGTGTGTCCTTCTGGTGCAATGATAGCCCTCTTTAACTTCTTACCATTTGGCCCACGGCTCGGTAGGTTTTGTAAGTTAATCTTATCCGCTCCACCCCATCTACCAGTGTGCGCCGCGTAGTACCTAATCGGTACGGGTAAACGTCCACGTTTAGAGATACCTATAAACCTCTGTGTGCGTGTTTCCTCAAGAGTAGATTTATTTCCAAGGCGCGCCGCTACTAGGGATTGCACACGATCATCCTCATGTTCCTGCAATATCTTGAAGTCTTCATCACTCTTAGCAAAGGCGTACGTCTCCTTGCCTGTTGTCAGACTGATCTTCATAGGTGGCTCAACGTTGAGACCACGTAGCATGTCAGCAAACTTGAGATTTGACATCAAGTCTTTCTTGTCTGTCACCCCTGCATCGCGCAGTAGTTTGTCCTTACGATCTTGCGTGTCTTCCAAGTGCTGTTCCAACAACCCAAGGTCTAGGTCAAGTATCGGATCAATAAACATACGTAGTGTAACGTCGATCAGCTTTAGCTCAGTGCGCGGAAAGTTAGCTCCCATAATCTTAAATAGTTTATACGTTAGCTCGACATCCTGTATGCAATACTCGCCGTACTTCTTAGCTTCTTCTGCAGTGAAATCGGCGGGGCGTTTACCCTTGGCATTGTTTACCTCGAAACCTTTTTCGCCGATACCATAGCGTTCAGATAAAGCCCGCAGTGATGCACCTGCCTCTATTCCGTGTAAACCTCTACCCATGCACATAGTGTCAAACCACACCTTCGGCTTCACACCATACCGCCAACTTAGAATAGACCCATCGAACATAGTGTTCTGCGCTAGGATAGCACTGTCAGAGAAGTCTATGTGCGTTAGTAGACGTTCGATGGTCTGGGCATCGTTAAAGTACTTCGTAACCTTGTCGTTCTTTTTGATAGCAAGGCCGATCACTTCGAAGCGTGGATCGCGCACATAACTCTCTGTCGTTATCTTGGATAGCGAATACTCTTGGTCGTAGTAGGTCTCAAAGTCGAGTGTGTATACGTCCATCAGCTTTCCCCCTCCGACGCCTTAGAGTCATAGTACGCATCAGTCAGGAGATCGACTAAATACTCGGAGACAGAATCATAGCCCCCCTCAACGGCCTGTATAATGGCGAACTTCCATACTTCGTGTGTAGTTGTCCTCTCCAGTACGGGGGCAAACGCTCCGACTTTTATACCGTACGAACGTTGTAAAGCGGCTAGATTTTTAACCTTAGTATCAATCATACCCTATCATCCTCACCTAAGCCGCGCCGTTGATAAGCTATAAGAAAGCTAAGACAGCATGCGGCGTGAGCTAAATGTGAAAACCCTGTTTCGGGGTCGTTATCTTCACCTCTCCACCAAGCCCACATGTGACGCATCATAGCACTAAAGTAACGGCTCCATGATGCACCTTGCGCCCAGTTGTGCGCGCTGTATTTCTGTGCGCCGAACGTAAGTACTTTCGCTGTTTCTTCTAGCAATTCTGGTGGCAATAAATCGTACCTAGTCTTAGCGTTGTCGTCCTTTACAAACTTGATGGGTGCTTCTTCTCTCCAGTTGGGTGACGATATCGTTTCTATCATCTTATCGACATACTCCACGTCCGTATTCGTTGCCTCAGCTACTTGGCTAGAACTTGCCCCACGGTTAGTAAGTAGATACGCCCACACACGTTCTTCAACTGAATGGGTATCTATATCAATCATATCTTGTATCCTTCTTTACGTCTATTGCTCACAAATTTATTCAACGATGTAGGGTCACCAGATACACCAATAGCTTGCCAAGGCGTTTCGATCTTAGTGTTTGGGATTATTATAAGCATCCGTACTTCTTCCTCAGCGATAGTGTGCTTCTTAGATAGTTTAGAGTTTATAAAAACTTTCTCACCGTTATCTACCCGTACCCCAAAGGCAGTGCCTGTAGGCATTTGGTGGGTAATAAAAACTTCTTGTGCTTCCATACTATTAATAATGCTCATGTTGTTTATTCCTGTTGTGTTGTTGCCCAATACTTAATTTGTGTTTCTGTTTGGTGCATGTTTGTTTCGTTTACGACCCAATCAAAACCCCCTGCCATTTTAATATCGTCTAGGTTCTTTTGTTGCAGTGCAGTAGTCTTCCCCTTCCCTGCTTTACATTCAATACCAAGGAACAACCCTTTGTAACACGCGACTATGTCAGGCACGCCGCTCCGTCCAAATCCACCCGTAACGGGGTAGAAGTAGTATGCGCCCATCTTCTTTAGGTAGTTGGTCACTACCTTCTTTACTTTAGCTTCTGGTGTGGTTGCCATTGTTGATCTCCGTGTGTGGTAACTGGCATAAATGGGAGGCGGTTGTACGCCCCCCAAAGTTAAATTGGTAGTGTGTCACTACCTATCAGCGTAAATCCAATAGGTAGTCTTGTCGATCCTATGACCTACACCCTCTATAGGTTTGGTCGGTGGTGTAGGGTCAACAAGCATAAGGGTAGCAATACGTTCTTGAACCCATTCTGGAGTGTCGTTTATACTGTCATATACCCCTAAACCTGTCGAGTCAATAGGCCCTAGATCAAAGGACATTACAATAACCTTATTTGTGGTGGGATGTATTGTCACGCGGTACGTAGTAGCGTCACTTGCGCCTACGCTCACTCGCTCTCACCTTTAATGTAAAACATATTCTCAGCGGCACGATACCCAACGCCCGAAACGTACTGGCCTGCCTCCACCATTGACAGCACAGATATTGCACCCATCAAACTCTCTGGTAGTTCTTCCTGTGTGTACACTAACTTGTTCTCATTGCTGTCGTCGAAACGAAACAACCTAGAGTTGTCGCCCACGTCAGAAAACCCACGGAATACATTTGCCCCTTGGGATTGTACTACCTCGATAAAAATATGTTTTGCCTCGTGAAGCGCACTGCTTTCTTTATGTTCATCAATCGCGACAAACGCTTCGGTTAGCAGTACTTCGAGTTCCTTGTCAAGAAACACGTAATCTGATTGCAGTATACGCTTGAGTTCTCCCTGCAGTGGGTTAGGGATACGCGAACCAAGCCTCTTAGCTCTGAAAACATCGGTGTCGATTTTAGCTGTGACCTTGTTCGCCTTAGTACTTGCTGTATCCTTCACGCGATGTAGTGCAGAAGTAAACTCACGTTGGGCTTGCTTTAGAACCTGCTTGGGGGTCAACGGACGTAGGTATTTTGCCGCGTTGGAGACACCCTTTTCTCCACGCATTGCGCTAGACATGTAGCGTTTCATACCATACGAGTACTTCCTGTTGAGTATGTTGGGCGAGAACACGGCGTAACGCCTGTCTTGTTCGCCTGTATCGTTCATATAATCGTACGTAATATAACCCATAGCGTAGGTATCCTGTGGGCGATAAACCCACAAGGACGTATCGGACCTCGGCGAAGTTTTGTAACCGAGTACCTTCTCTTTGAGGCTACTACCCATAACATTTACTTCTAGTTGTTGTGCATTTAAACCGTTAGTGAGCCGATCTATAGAGCCTTTACCAATATCGCCAACGATATCTGATACTAATTTTAATCCTAGATTTTCCATAGTTGTTCTCCTTACTTTTTCCAGAACCCGAGTTCTGTGTTGATGAATGTATTGAAGCGTGACCGTACAGTAGACACATCTTCTTTAGTCTCTAGCTTTTTGAGTAGAGGCGTGTTGTTGAAGCTCCAACTCCCTTCACCTGCAGTGTAGCAGTTGCCAGCAAAGTATACCCAAAACGCTAGTCGTGCGGTGTGCTGATCGTCCCGCACAATCTCACGTCCTATTTTTGCATCTACCTGTCGCCAGTACACGCCATGCTCATTTCTATAGACTTCGGCTAGTATCTCTCCCTGCTTAGATGTGTACTCGTGGTCGTCCAATGCTAGTAGGGGTGACATAGCCATGCCCCATTCAAAGAACGAACTGATTGCATCTTTGAACTTAGCCTTGGCTTTCTTGTTCACACGCGGGCCTTTTGGTATTGGACGTCCTGTCCCCTCAACATGTACCCAGTCAGTACCAGAGAACCTATCTTTACTCTCGACTTTGTTGAACACTAAGGCAGAGTTGTCGTCGTGTACCATGGCCCATTTTTTAGCTTTCGCCGCATAATGATTATCGTTTGCGCTAAGCTTTATACCTTCATAGACACTACGCGGCGTGGTATGGGTCTTGGCTAGGTAGTGCCGTCCATTACCGCTTACCATTGTCTTAGTCACATACTGTTTACCATTGTCGATACGAAACCCCAAACCTTTCGGTGTGTGTCTGTCTATGAAAGCATAACGTGAGTTGTGTGCATTGTCTCCATATCCGTTGCGTATTGTGACTTGTTCTGTGCCATCACGTTTCTTGCGCCATATAATAGGTGCATACTTCTCCATGTCCTTTAGTGTAGGTACAAACTCAGTCTGTGAAGCATAATAGCCCCAACCCCAGTTAAAGTGTTCGTCACCAAAGTGAAAGCCATCTGATAGTGCATAGCAGTTGTTGCTGATCTTCACGATACGTTCGTACTTACGTTTGCGATCACCCATGGGTCTGATGTCTTTACCCTTGTTAGTGCTACCGCCCATTGGTTCTATGCTTTCGTAGTGATACACTACCTCGTCGAAGCTATTGAATGATGAATATGTTAGTGCCATTTGTTTTTATCCTGTTGTTTAATATTGTTGGTTAGTTTAAATTATCTGTGTGGGCAGTTATTGCCCACACGAAGCTCCCTCGTCTTCATCGTCGTCGTCACGTTCTATCTCACCTAGACCACTACAGTTGTCGCAATCGACCCATGTCTCGAATGGCTCATACGTATCGCCAGTCCACTTGAACTCCTCGCCTGTAACTTTGCCTTGGTGATATGTGTCCTTACACTCAGGACATTCGATGAAATGCTGTTGCTCCTGCAACCCGACTACATAGTTTCCAATTTTACTCATTGCTTCACCTCCACTAGATCATCGTCGTCTACATACTCCGCGATGTGAGACATATCTAATTTAGGTGCATCGAATAGTTTGATACTACCATCGGCGTTCTTGAGTTCGTTGCCATCGGCATCGCTTTTGTAGAAGGTACAATCCCACACTCCAATATAAGTTTTACTCATTTACATCTCCCTTGATTTAATATGTACACATTTGCCTACGTCTGGCACTTTGTGCTTGTTGTCGATAACGCACCACAACACAGGCATAGTCCACTGACCCCAACCCCTGTATAGGTCGCCATCAGTAATCACGATACACGCTTGCGCGTTGATGCTTTCTTCACGGATGTACTCAGTCACACATTCTACAGCTGTACCACCACCGCCTTTCGGCTTAGTAGATTGTACAAGTGTATCGAGTTCGTGCGTGTCATACGTTTCGTCACGACATATCTCTGTGTCCCAATACAACAGACGTACTTTATCTGGACGTACTGTGTCACATATTGCTTTGACTTCGGAAAGAAACGCGGTGACTTCGGTCTGTCCGATTGATCCAGACGTGTCGATTGCGACCACCAGTTCCCCGACCTTTTCACTGACACCACTCGGCATGTAGATACCACCACTCAGATACCTGC